AGTTCCGCGCGCTGTGCCTCGGCCTGCCGTCGCTGCCGCAGGTTGAGCAGGAGCTTCGCCCGGGGCAGGACCGCAGCCCGCTGGCGGTGCTGGTGCGGTCGCTGATCGACCTGCACGCGTTCAACGTGGCCGACGGTTACCAGCAGTCGCGGATGGTGGCCGCTGCATACAGTCAGGCGCTACAGCACGTCTCCGCCGGCGGCGCGCTCCCCGCTGCGGTGCCGGCGCTGGTGCACGACAAGCCGACTTCACCCACGGTTACCAATCGCGAGACCGCAGCAGCAGCCATGGCGCGCGCTGCCCAGGAACTGGGGTTCGACTAATGGCGATGCAGCACTCCACCGGCACCCCGACTGCAGCAGAGGCTGAGCGAATCGAGCTGGCGAAGATTGGCCCGTGCATGGCCTGTCTGGTCCTCCAGATTGCCGGGCTGCTGAGTTCGCGCCGCGTGGTCTACGGCTGCGACTACAACCACGCAAAGAGTGGGAACAAGCGGCGCGGCCACTTGTTCGGCTACGCGCTGTGTGTGTGGCACCACCGCCGGCACCCGGCTGAGGGCAAGACGCTGGTGAAGACCCGCGAGATCTACGGCCCGAGCCTGATGGATGGCTCTCGGGTGTTCCACGAGACCTACGGCAGCGACGACGACTTGATTGAGCAACAGACCCACGTGAACGAACTTAGGAGAGCGGCATGACCGACGTGCGCGAACTGCTGGCAAGGCTGAACCCGACAACTACCCGGATGGATGTCGGTACCGGAGGTGGGGCCGATTCCCTCTCCAACATCGACATCGCTGGTGCGCTTGGAATGGTGCCGGCTGGATTGGGGCGTGATCTACTCGAACTCCTCCATGGGCCAGATCCCAGTCGAGCGGATGTCTTTCGCGCTTTCGAGGGGATTACTAGGCTGGCAATGGAGGAGCGCAACCGCAGGTCAAAGGACTACGCCGATGCCCGCGCCACCTGGGGCATTGCCGAGTGCATTGCGCGTTTCAACAAACATCAGCAGGAGAGTACGCAGCGGCATCTAGGGATACTAAAAGCACGCGTGGCAGTTGCCAGAGAATTGCTCATGCCGGAGAGGCTGGAAGAGCGACTGCCGGAGATCGCTGCTGTTGCGCTGGGCTACATGAAGGGCGAGCGTCTGAGTAACCGGGAGCGTGCATCTGCTCTTGGAGTCAGTGACTCTACATATCGAGAGACTTGGGCCTCCGTTGTCGATTGGCTACAGGCTCACTTGGTAGAAGCTGAGCGGTGTGCCGTTAGACAGTTCTTTCGGGTCGTAAGTGGGGCAGCATGAGCTAAGGGGCGCATCTATCATGTATCATGGAAAGTATTGACGCGTGCGGTGTCTGCAGCAGATCGCTAGACTGCGTATCTTCTTAGATACGCTGAATAGGTCATCACAGATATGTCTGTTCCTGCAGTTCAGCTTCCCAGCGTTAAGTCGCTGTTTATTGAAATGCGGTTCGGAAGCACAGTGCTATCTACGGGCACTGGCTTCGTTGTTCAGAACGGGCTTGGGTCGTTCCTCTTGACCAATCGCCACAACGTCACCGGACGCAGGAATGATTCTGATGAATTGCTATCGAAGACTGGCGGTGTGCCTGACAACGTGGTCGTACACCATCATGCTGCGGGGAGACTCGGTGTCTGGGAGGGACGAATCGAGACGCTGTACACGATGGACGGGGCTCCCCGTTGGCGGGAGCACCCGTGGCATGGTCGCCGCGCAGATGTCGTAGCTCTGCCACTTGTGGACATCGATGGGGCGGACTTGTACCCATACGAACTGACGCAAGAGCCAAGAATTTCGGTCGCACCTGGGGACGTTGTTAGCGTAATAGGGTTTCCCTTCGGAATGTCAACCGGCGGCCGTCTTCCGATATGGGCCACAGGGTTCGTTGCCAGTGAGCCGCAAGTGAAAACAAACGACAGCGGCTTGCCAATCTTCTACATAGATTGCCGAAGCAGGCAGGGTCAGTCTGGATCAGCCGTTGTCGCACATCGCTCCGGAGGAATGGTGACCATGGAGGATGGAACGGCAGCCGTTTTCCAAAATCCTATAACCCGGCTACTAGGTATCTACAGTGGACGCGTCAATGCCGAATCCGATATTGGTGTTGTTTGGCACACAGCTGCGCTGCGAGGACTGATCGAGGACCCGAAAGTAACAATGAGCACGTCGATGTCATTCCGCGCCGAAGCGTTTACGAGGTAGCGAAGTGGAGAACATCGGTGCGCTGTGCGGTTCTCTGTTGTAGTCCCGAATTCACTCCAATGCTGATTTCAGATTTGGCTCAATCATTGCGCGGGTGAAAGCCGCGCACTCTTGGTACTACAGTACTAACATCACGCGACCAAAGCCCGGCACATGCCGGGCTTTTTCATTTCAACCCGATCACCATCGCCCCGTAAGCTCTTCCGCTCGCCGTGAGGCGATTGGGGCCGGTGCCGCGCGCAAGCGCGCCTGATTCGCCATGACTGGCCTGCGCACCAGGCAGTGGTGGTGATCGGACCTTCTACGCCCGTCAATCCTCACCGGACCAATCATCGACCGCAGCCGGACTGTGGTGACGGGCACCTATGCCAATCACCGGGAGCGCAGCCATGCCGAACGGAGCACGTTGCAGGAGTAAAAGGGCCAGATCGGTTTGGCTGTACCGGCAGTTCCGGAGAGAGCAGCAGCGTGGGGTAGACTGGATGGGCGGCAGGATCGCCGCATAGAGAGGGAAATGATGTCCTACCAGTCCGAAAAGTTCGCCGTTGCCAGAAGCAATCTGATGCTCCCGCACTCTCGCGGCGAAGATGCCTCGATCGCCGAAGCAATGTTCAATATTGATCTCGGCCTCGATCGCTTCGAGATGCCCGAGGATTTCAACGAGGACGCCGCACGCCAACTGGCTGAGTTGCGAGCGATGATGTCTGAACGTGAGGGCCTAGCAGATCCCAACGGAGAGGGTCTGTACACCGTACTGGCTCGGACATGGGATGTGGACCAGCGGCATCGCTTCTCGACTCTTGTTGACGAGCTCGCTTGGTACTTCAGCGAGTACAACCATCTTCACGCTTGACAAGTTGCACACGCAGACCTGCCATTTAAGCGAATATAAATAGTTGTTTCCGAAGCCCTGGCCGAAGGCCGGGGCTTCTTCGTTTCCGCCCGTTCACTCTTACCAGAACAATAATCGAGTCTGTCGGGCAGCGGTGACTGGCAGCTCACTTTGATTTACTACGAGGAAGATGCTTCCAGCGCTTGCCGTTGATCACGCGGCTCACCTGGCCAGGGGAAAGCCCATAGTCGGAGCATATCCGCCGACCGGCGCCGCGGCCCTCAGATCGAGCACGCTCACGAATGGCATCGACATCAGCTGCGGACAGCTTCGCGGTGATCGACTTGCTTCCATCCTGCATGGTTCCGTGCTTACGCATATCCATGGCGTTATCGCGATGCGTTGACCAGCGGAGGTTCTCGAGCCTGTTGTTGGAGGGATTTCCGTCGTTGTGTGCAACGTCGGAGAGACCTTGTGGGTTGGGGAGGAATGCTAACGCGACAAGTCTATGAGCGAGTTTTCTGACGATCTTCCCGTGCGCATCGCGAAGAATGAAGGCGACATACCCATGAGCAGTCACCGTGCCGGTAAGAAGTCGTGCTGATACGCCGGTGGCGCTTCGACGCTTCGGGGAGCTGGGAGCTGGTCGTCTGCGCCAGCTTCGGAGTGTCCCCACCTCGCTCACGTCGTAGTCGGGGAACCCTGGGACTGCTATCCATTGAATGGTATCCATTGATGAAAAATCTACCACGTGGCGTGAGAAACGCTAATCCAGGAAACATTGATCGCACCAAGACGGTGTGGCAGGGTGAGGACCGCAGCGCCGCTGCCTTGCGCCGTGAGCCGCGCTTCTGCGTGTTCGAGACGCCGCAGGCAGGTTTCCGCGCGCTGGCCAAGACGCTGCTGACCTACCAGAGCAAACACGGTCTGCGGACCGTCCGCGACATGATCAACCGCTGGGCTCCGCCGAAGGAAAACGACACCGAGGCCTATATCACCCAGGTGGCCCGGGAGGTTGGGGTTGGTAGCCGCGAGATTGTCAGCCTCCGTAAGCAGGTAGCGCTGCAGCGCATGGTGACGGCCATTGCCCGACACGAAAACGGCGGGCTGTTCTGGGACGAGGTGGTGATCGAGGCTGGCGTGCGCCAGGCGCTGGCGTGATGGATGACGTCAGCATGTGGGGCGTTGGTAGTGGGCTAGGCGTCCTCCTCCTGCTGGGCAAGATGGCTTGGGACAAATTCCTTTCACCAGAAGCCAAGGCCAACGACCGCCTGATCGGTCAACTCGGTGAGCGGATCGCATCCCAAGAGGCTCGGCTGGTAACGCTGGAGACCGGCCTCGATGACGAGCGCAAGGCCCGTCGAGATGCCGAGTCGAAAGTCTACGAACTGAAGATGCGGATTATGCGCATGGAGTTCGAGCTGAAGAAGCACAACATCGAGGTGCCGCCTTGATCTACCTCGCTGCTGGCGCGCTCGCAGGACTGGTCGTCGCCGCGCTGGCTCACTGGCACGGCGACATAGGAATGGACCCATGACAGCCCTTGTGGGCGTGGAGGTTTGAGTGAGCATCGGCAGCCGCCCTGGCTACGACGCCCTGTGGGGTTGGTTCGGACTGAGCTATGCATCCTGGCTTCCGCTGCCGCGCGTGCTGATGCACGAGATGCCGGACGACTGGCAAGCACGGATGACGGTGCTGCTGGAGGAGTTCGACGCGACGTTCAAGAACGTCCCCCGCTACGACGTGCAGATCCAGCTCAAGCAGAACGGGCGGTTCGTGCCCATGCCCGAGTGGATCAGCTACCGCCATCCGGATCGGGTAACCATCGAGGGCTTCAAATGACCAGGGCGCACATTCTTGCAGGCCTGCTGCTGTTCCTCGCCGGCTGCCTGCTGGGCCGGGAGTGGCGGGACCGCAGTGCAGACATCGCCACTGGCAGGCAGGAAGTGAAGCACCTCACTAGCCAGGTGCTGGCGGAGCAGGGCGCTCGCGCGCTGGAACAGACCAAGGGCCAGGAGTTGGCCAAGATCGGAGCCAAGCATGAAGAAGACCGGGAAGCGGCCGAGGCCGTCCCTGCTGCTGTTGTTGCTGATCTCCGCGCTGGCAACCTCCAGCTGCGCCGGCAGTGGGCAGCGTGTGAAACCAACCGTGTGTCCGAGTCCGCAGCCGGCATCGCCGAACGTGATGCGCTCGCCGAACTACGAGCAAAGGATCAGGGCGATCTTGTTCGAATCGGAAGAGACGCAGACGACCAGGTCAAGGCCTGCCAGGCTACCGTGAAGGCTGATCGGGCCGAGGTTGCGCCATGAACCGGAAGGGGCGTCGTGCCGTGGTTTTGCAGTTCCGCGTACGGTGGTGGCTCAAGTGGTACATCAAATCGGTTGTGCTGGTCGCCAATCTGACCGGGCTGGAGCCGAACTGGGACCGGGTGCGGTACTGGGCCGGCCGCGCAGTGTTTGTGCGTGAAGTTGAGCCAACGGGTGCGGAGTCTTGAGGCGCAACAAGAGCGGCAACCATCTGGCGTTGGGCAGGCTCAAGACAGGGCAGCTCAACAAGACAGAGCAGGCGTATGCCGACCGGTTACGCGCGCTGGAGCAGGCCGGGCAAATCCTCTGGCACAAGTTTGAAGGCATCAAGCTGCGGCTGGCCGACAAGACGTTCTACACCCCTGACTTTGCGGTGCTGGCTGCCGATGGAGTGATGGAGCTGCACGAAGTCAAAGGGTTCTGGCAGGACGATGCTAGGGCAAAGATAAAGATTGCTGCTGCCATGTACCCGTTCCGCTTCATCGCAGTGGTGGTGCAGCCCAAACGGGATGGTGGAGGCTGGGATGTAGAGGAGTTCTGACAGGTGAGGCAGCGCGGCGGCACGCAGTTCAAGCACCTCTATGGCACAGCGCGGTGGAAGAGATTGCGGTGTGCCCAGCTTGAGCGGGAGCCGCTATGCAGCATGTGCTCTAAGCGCGGGCGAGTGACTGCAGCCACCGTATGTAACCACACCAGAGGTCACCCGGACGGAGAGACCGAGGAACAGTTCTGGGCAGGACCCTTTGATAGTCAGTGCAATGACTGCCACAACGGCGACACGGCGCGCATAGAGCGCGGAGCTGCCCAGCTTAAGGGGTGCGACGAGGATGGTTGGCCGATCGTCGTAGCGAAGTCGTGGAACCAAAGCGATCAAGCGCCTGCAGGGCGGAATGTTCCACGGCGCATGGGACGAACGTAGCGCGTACGGAGGGGGCGTCAAAAGTATGGGGCGATTTACCGCCTACACCGACCGTCCTCCTTTCTTCGCGCATCCACAGTTGGAAAGACGACCCCCCTGAGGGGTGAAAGATGGCAAATCCAAGGACACCAGCTGCAAAAGCTGCAGTTTCCGGCGCAGCGGCAAAGAACCCGAAACGGCACAAAGACCGCAAGACGCCGAAGAAGGTCAAGGCCATTGGCCAGCCCTACAAGGGAATGACGAAACCGCAGATCGCTGTGTGGCGCGAGCAGGCCGAAAACATGCCCTGGCTGCATGCCGGTCACCGGCTGCTGCTGCGCCAGGTCTGCATCTTGGCCGCTCGCATGGAGACGGAAGTGGACATGGGCGTGTCGGCGCTGCAGGCGCTGGGCTCGCTCCTGTCCAAGCTCGGCGCTACGCCGGTTGACGAGACGAAAGTGAATCATGGCGGCGACGAGGAGCAAGACCCGGACGAAAAGTTCTTCAGCTGACCGAACAAGCGCCTACGCGTATGCGGTGCTGGCTGGTGAGATCGTGGCGGGGCCGCACGTCCGAAACTCCTGCCGCCGCCACCTGAAAGACCTGCAGGACGGACACGAACGGGGCCTGTATTTCGACCAGAAAGCGGCAGACCGTGTATTCGAGTACTTCGAGGGTGTTCTAAAGCTGAGCGAGGGGCAGTTCGAGGGCAAGGCCTTCCAGCTCCACACATCGCAGGCCTTCGTGCTTGGCTCGCTGTTCGGCTGGAAGAGGGCGGACGGGCGGCGACGCTTCCGGCGCGCGTACATCGAACAGGGCAAGGGGAACGGCAAATCCCCAATGGCTGGCGGCATCGGCCTGTATGGCATGACGGCAGATGGGGAGGCTGGCGCTCAGATCTATGCCGCAGCCGCGAAGAAGGAGCAGGCAGGCATTCTGTTCGCCGATGCGGTGAAGATGGTCAAGGCCTCCGGCGCGCTGATGAAGCGCCTGGAGTTCTCCGGCGGCGAGGGCCGGGAATACAACATCGCGCACCACAAGAGCGGGAGCTTCTTCCGGCCCGTATCGCGCGACACCGGTAAGACGGGCTCGGGTCCGCGTCCCTACTTCGTCCTGGCCGATGAGGTCCACGAGCTGCCGGACCGGAAGACAATCGAGATGCTGGAGCGCGGCTTCAAATTCCGGCGTCAGCCTTTGCTGTTCATGATCACGAACTCCGGCAGCGACCGGAACAGCGTGGCATGGGAGGAGCACGAGCACGCCGTGAAGGTGGCGGCGGGTCACACCGAAGCAGTCAACGACCCGACGTTCATCGGCGAGCCGTTGGACGACACGACTTTCAGCTATGTCTGCTCCCTCGATGAGGGCGACGACCCGCTGGAAGATCCGACCTGCTGGGCGAAGGCCAACCCTCTTCTGGGGGTGACCATCACCGATGAGTATCTGTCCGAGGTCGTTGCGCAGGCAAAGGCGATCCCCGGTTCGTTGAACGGCATTCTTCGCCTGCACTTCTGTATCTGGACCGATGCGGAGACGGCGTGGATGGCGCGGACGACATTGGAGCCGGCGCTGGCCGACTTCGACGTGGCCGAGCACCACGGCAAGCGCATCTACAGCGGCCTAGACCTGTCTCAGGTGCGGGACATCACCGCGATGGCGTCAGTGGTTGAGACTGGGGCGGTTGAGGTTGAGGTCGAGGTAAAGGGCGAGAAGAAGGTCGTATCCAAGCCGACCTACGACGCTTGGATCGAAGCCTGGACGCCCGGCGATACGCTCGCAGCTCGGCAGCTGCGGGACAAGCTGCCTTATGAGGTGTGGGCCAAGGCCGGGCACATCCATGCGCCGCAGGGCCAGTCGATCAACTTCCGGCACGTCGCGCAGACGCTGTCGGAATACAACGACAAGTTCGAGATTGGCCTTGTCGCGTATGACCGCTATGCGTTCCTCAAGTTTGAGAACGAGGCGAACGAGATCGGCCTTTCGCTGCCGTTCGCCGAGCATCCCCAGGGCGGCACCCGGAAAGGGAAGCCGCTGGAGGAGGCGGTCAAGTCGGCAAAGGGGCGCGGTGAGCCATCTCCTGAGGGCATGTGGATGCCCGGTTCGCTGCGTCTGCTGGAGGAGGCCCTTCTGGAAGGACGCATCCGATTGAAGCGAAACCCCGTCTTGGTATCCGCCTTGATGAGCGCGGTCGTCGAAAGCGACAAGTGGGAGAACGCGTGGCTGGATAAGGCCCGGTCCATCAACAAGATCGACGCCGCTGTGGCGCTGTGCATGGCGATAGGCGCGGCGAACGCCGGTGTCGGCACTGGCGCTGTTGGCTTAGAAGATTTTCTCAGGAACCCCTTAATCGGATGAATACAAAACCTGCGAAGCCCGGCCGGATCAAATCCGCATTGCTGGGCTGGCTCGGCGTGCCTGTTGGCTTGACGGATGAGGCTTTCTGGTCCGAGTTCCTCGGGGCTCGATCCGCTGCGGGCGTGAACGTGAATCAGCAGACGGTGCTGAAGCTTTCGGCTGTATGGGCGTGTGTACGCCTGATCTCGGAAACCATTGCAACGCTCCCTCTATCCGTCTATGAGAAGACGAGTGCAGGCAAGCGTGTCGCATCAACACATTCGCTGCAGTTCATCTTGCACGACCAGCCGAATAGCGACACCACAGCCGCAGTCCATTGGGAGGCGGCAGTGGCTGCAATGCTGCTGCGGGGCAACGCCCGGTGCGAAAAGCTGATGGCTGGTCCCAAACTCGTCGGCCTCCGCTTCCTGCATCCTGATCGACTCCACCCGCAGATCCGAGACGGTGTGAAGGTGTGGCGGTATACAGAGAAGGACGGCAGGCAGAGGGACATTCCAAACAGCAGAATATGGACGATCCCAGGATTCTCCCTCGACGGGGAGGAGGGCATTTCGGTTATCGCCTACGGCGCGGATGTGTTTGGTGCCGCCATCAGTGCCGACCGGGCTGCCAGCGGAACGTTTGAGAAGGGCTTGCTGCCGACTACCGCTCTGACCTTTCCGCAGATCATGAAGCCGGATCAGCGCGAAGACGCACGGCGCACGCTTGAGGCGCTGAGTGGAGCTGTGAACTCGGGGCGGCCAGTCATCATGGAGGCCGGTACCGAGATCAAGACCGTTGGCATCAACCCGACAGATGCGCAACTCCTGGAGTCTCGCGCCTTCTCAGTTGAGGAAATCTGCCGCTGGTTCCGAGTGCCGCCGTGGATGGTAGGTCATGCCGAGAAGTCCACAAGCTGGGGGACCGGGATCGAGCAGCAGATGATCGGGTTCCTGACCTTCACCCTCGCGCCGTGGTTGCGGCGGATCGAACAGGCGATCAGCAAGGATCTGCTGGGAGCTGGAGAGCGAGGGAGGTTCTATCCCAAGTTCACGGTTGAGGGGTTGCTCCGAGCTGACAGCACCGGACGCGCCGCGTTTTACGCCGCAATGGTCAACAACGGAATCCTTACCCGCGACGAGGTGCGCGAGTTAGAGGACCGTGAGCCGCTAGGGGGTAACGCCGCGGTCCTGACTGTGCAAACCGCCCTGGCTCCGCTGGATTCCCTCGGTATGACAACCGAAAGCAGCGCAGTCAGAGATTCCCTGCGGGCATTTCTTGGCGTCGCTGACGCACCTAAGAAGGAATAACTAAATGACGAACCGTGCATTGCCGGACGTCCCGATGGGGCGGCCGCAGATCGACGTGCGCAGCTATATCTCGCCGCAGGCGCTGAGCCGCTGGGATTCAAGCATCTGCGCCTCTGCTGAGCAGCAGGCCGACGAGCGGACCATCGGCATCTACGACGTTATCGGCCACGACTACTGGACCGGTGAGGGCTTCACGGCCAAGCGCATGTCTGCCGCACTGCGGTCGCTGGGCAAGGGGCCGATCACGGTGTCGATCAACTCGCCCGGTGGCGACATGTTCGACGGCATCGCCATGTACTCCATGCTGAAGGAGCACAGGGGCGACGTGACGGTGAAGGTTATGGGGCTGGCAGCGTCTTCGGCATCTGTAATAACGATGGCCGGCGACGAGATCCAGATAGCCCGCCCAGCCTTCCTGATGATTCACAACTGCTGGTCCATCGGCATCGGTAACCGCCACGACTTTGCGGCCCTCTCCGAGCAGCTGAGGCCGTTTGACGAGGCAATGGCAGACGTTTACGCGGCTCGCACTGGCTCCGATGCCAAGGCGATGGCGGCGCTGATGGACCGAGAGACATGGATTGGTGGCAGCGCCGCTCTCGAACAAGGATTCGCTGACTCGTTGCTGAGTTCGGAAGAGCTTGGGACCAGCGAAGAGCGCAAGAGCGCTTCGGCCGTGCGGCGCATTGAATCCGCACTGCGCGCCAGCGGCATGCCCAAGTCAGAGGCTATGCGCCTCATCAGTCAATTCAAGGCCAGCAAGGGAGACCCGACTGGCACCGGTGAGGGAGATCCCATCGATCACGGCACGCGCGACGCGGCCGGCTTCAAGCAGACCGTGGCGCTTGCCACATCCCTTACCTCCGTACTCCAAGGAAACAACGAATGAGCCAGCTCGATCAGGACATCAAGGACATCAACGCAAGCCTGGGCAAGGTAAACGACCAGCTGAAGGCGCACGCCGAACAGGCACAGAAGGACATCAAGGCCCATGCACAGCTGTCCGAAGAAACCAAGGCCAAGGTTGACCAGCTTCTGACCACGCAGGGTCAGCTGCAGGCCGAACTGCAGGCCGCACAGCAGGTCATCGCCAAGTTGGAGCAGGGCGGCGGCGTGCCGGCCAAGGCCAAGACCATCGGCGAGATCGTCGCCACCTCCGACGCCTGCCAGAACTTCAACCCGGGCATGCAGGGCAGCTTCACGGTGAAGGCGGCCATCACCCGAGAGGATGCATCGGCGGGTGCGCTGATTGAACATCAGCGGGTGCAGGGTATCGTCGCTACGCCGAACCAGCGGCTGTTCCTGCGGGATCTGCTTAACTTCGCCCCGGCCACGTCGGATACCGTGGACTACGTGCGCGAGACCGGCTTCACCAACAATGCCGGCATCGTTGCAGAGAACCCCGCTGATCCGAAGCCGGAATCCAGCCTGGCATTTGAGCTTGATTCGTCCAAGATGCACACGGTTGCGCACTGGATTCGCGCATCGAAGCAGGTGCTGCGTGATGCCAGCCAGCTGCAGGCGTACATCAACGGCCGCCTGATGTATGGCTTGAAGATCAAGGAAGAGCTGCAGCTGCTGAAGGGCTCTGGTGTCGGTTTGAACATCAACGGCCTTTATACCCAGGCATCGGCATATGCCAACCCGGGCGTGACCGTGCAGAACGAGACCGCGCTGGATCGCCTGCGTATTGCCATGCTGCAGGTCACTTTGGCGGAATACGAGGCCGATGGCTTGGTGCTCAATCCCATCGATTGGACCACTATCGAGCTGACCAAGACCGCCGACAACGCCTATCTGTTCGCCACTCCGCGCGGGCTGGCGGTGCCGGGCTTGTGGGCCCGTCCGGTGGTGGCCACGAAGGCAATGGATGCAGGTGGGTTCCTGACCGGTGCATTCAAGTTGGGTGCACAGGGCTGGGATCGCGAGCAGGCCAACATCACCGTGTCCAACCAGGACCGCGACAACTTCGTGAAGAACATGGTCACGATCCTCTGCGAGGAGGACGTGGGCCTGACGGTGTTCCGTCCGGAGGCATTCGTGAAGGGCGACTTCACCGGCCTGCCGGTCACCGACGGTGCGGGCGCCGGCGGCTGATTCCCTGCGGCGCCCGGTATAGCCGGGCGCTGCACCTGACGAAGGAACCAGAAAATGGCCAAGGTCATTGCACTCACCTCGTTCGAACACCACGGAAGCCGCAGCCGCGGCGCGGAGTTCGATGTATCCACCCAGCATGCGGATCTGCTGGTCAGGCGCGGTCTCGTAAGGCTGCCTGGCGAGGCTGCCGCTGCCGGCAGCGGCCCGATCGCTTCGACCGGATCGACCAATGTGGGCGCTCAGCTCGTCCGCCAGAAGGCTGCAGATGCGATTGCGGCGATTGCGGCGGTGACCGATCTCGCATTGCTGGAAGCAGCGTTGAAGGCGGAGACCGCTAAGGGCGATAAAGCCCGTGCCACGGTGGTCGAAGCCATCGAAGCTGCCGTCAAGGCTGCAACCAAGGCTCAGGCCTGAGCCATGCAGCTGATCACCATTGAGCAGGCTCGGCAGCACTGCCGGGCCGATACGGATGACGACACCCTGTTGGAGCTCTACGGCAGCGCCTCGGAAGGGGCGGCGCAGCAGTTCCTCAACCGTCGGGTGTTCCCGGACGCCGATTCCATGGCTGCCGCTGTCCTTGATGGCAGTGGCGGTTTCGATCCGATCCTCGTCAACGACTCCATCCGGGCAGCTGTCCTTCTGATGCTGGGGCACCTGTACCGAACGCGGGAGGACGTGCAAGGCAGCGACGGAGCGACGATACAAGTGCCGATGGGCGCGCATAGCTTGCTCTGGCCATACCGAATAGGACTGGGGGTTTGAGATGAGCTTGTCAGCTGGAGAGCGCAACCACCGGATCTCGTTCCAGAAGCGAGTCACTCTTACCAACGAACTGAACGAAATCGTTGGGAGCGACTGGGCGGACGTAGTGTCTGTGTGGGCACGCAAGACCAATCAGCTGAGCGCAACGGCGGAAGCGGTGGCATCCGGTGCCAATGCCTACCGCGAACAGGTCAAGTGGGACATCCTTCCGCGCGACATAGACCCGACCTGGCGCATCGTCCACAAGGGCAAGGTCTACGACATCAAGTCCGTAGGCGCCAGTAACGACCGCAGCGAAACGGCAATCATCGCCGTCGCTGGCCTCAATCCGGGCTGATTGCATGAGCATCACAGTTGACATCCGAGGCCTTGGTGGCCTGGCGGAGGACTTCACGCGTCTGTCGCGCGGCGGGCAAAAGAAGGTGTTACGGCAGGCGACCATGGCCGGAGCGCGGGTAGGGCGGGATGCCATTCGTGATGAGGCACCAGTCGAGAAAGGTGTAACACGCAAGAGCGTCGTCGCGGCAGCCAAGCGAGATAACCCGCCCGGGACATTCACCGCCGGCGTCAAAGTCGTTGCGACGCCTCGGGAGGACAGTCGCAGTACGCCGACATACACGTGGCGCTTCTCCGAACTGGGCACCAGCAAAGAACCGGCCAGGCCGTGGATTCGCCCCACCTGGGACAGCAACGAGGACGAGATTGCGGGCGCTGTTCGGGAGCGCCTGGCATCTGCCATTGATGAGGCACTGAGCCGACAATGATCGAAACAATCATTCAGCAGCGTCTAGCCGGTCTTGCCGGTGGACGCGTGTACGGGGGCGTTGCGCCCGATCCTGTCCAGCGCCCTTACATCACCCACTTGCACGTCGGCGGAGAACTTGGCATGGCCTTCTGCGGGCCAGACGGCAGCGACGCCGGCAGCGTGCAGATCGATTGTTGGGCGGCCAGCCGAGGCGAGGCCACTTCGCTTGGGTGGCAGGTCTACCACCTCCTGAAAGCACAGGATTCCGAGTTTGCCGCGGAGAGTATCCGGCGGCTCCCCAGCGGGTACGAGCCGGACACGAAGCTCCACCGTGTGTCCTGGGAAGTCGCCGCAACCACTGAAACACCTTCAACCATCTGAGGTAACAACATGACTTCGAAGTTCACCCGCTCTCAGGGCACCAAGCTGATGATCTCGCTGGAGTCCATGGACGCACTCCCGGCTGCGCCCTTGGATGACGAGGACTTCATCGCGCTGGGCTGCACCCTCAACAGCTACAACCGCGCCGGCGGCCAGCGCACAGAGATCGACGTCTCGACCTTCTGCTCGGAGGTGGTCGAGAAGGACTTCGGCCTGAAGGACAACGGCACCGCGACCTTCTCCGGCAACTACTTCGACGGTGACGAAGCCCAGGATCAGTTGCGCGAGGCCGAAGCGACCGGCGACCGCTACTGCTTCCGGGTGATCGACTCGCGCAACCGCGAGGCCCGGTTCATCGGCGTTGTTACGCAGACCAGCGAGGAGTCAGCAGTCAACGGGAAGTGGAACGCCACCTTCACCGTGGCCATCGTTTCGGCCATCGTCCGCGCCGCCTACGTGCCGCCGGTCGGTCCGTAAGGAGTCCATATGGCGAAGCAGAGCAATATCCGCGCCCTCGCCACGGACCCGCTCGCGCCTTTCAAGCACGAGCGGGTGACCGTCACCCAGTGGGAAGGCGCCAAGCTGATCGTTCGTCAGCTCACTGCCGGCGACTGGATGGACTATCGGGCGGAGATTGCCAAAGCTCGGGAAGCCGCCGGCATCGAGCCGGGAGAATCCAGCGAGCGACCGGTCAATGTGATCCGCGCTACCGCTTTGGTGCTGGTGCGCACATTGTTCGGCGAGGATGGGAAGCGCGTGCTGGCCGACCGTGACGCGGACGACGTGGCCGCTTCCTTCTCGGACGTACACGGCCGCCTGGTCGATAAGGCGTTCGAGCTGTCCGGTATCAGCCAGAAGGAAGACCCGGTAGCCGCAGCGGGAAACGACTAGCGCAGGAGCCCGGCCTGCGCTTCCTATGCGACCTGGCACGAACGCTGGGTCGCACCATCCGAGAGATCCGCGACACAATGGACCCTGCCGAGTTGGCCATCTGGATGGCCAGGGACCTCGAATCACCACTGGGTGCCGAGCGGCAGGACTTCCACGCTGCTCAAATTGCTGCGTCGATGGGCGGGGGTAAGATCATCGACCTGATGCCGCGCTGGGGTGAATCCGCTGGTGACGATGCCGATGCTGCGCTGGATCGGCTGATGGGCGGGTAGTAGTTACGGTGTGCCATGATTCATGCTCCAAATTAAATGGAACTGCCATGAAGGGAATGAGCGTAGTTGTGGTGCTGGCCATGCTGGCAGGTTGCGCCGAATCAGTTTCGCCCCCGGCAACGAGCGACGGTGCCGTGGATGCGCCCGTCCAGGAGGCTCTGATCCCAGTAGTTACCGCCGATCAGAAACGGACAATCAATTCCTATGCGGCAGGATCGGTTATCCGATGCGGGACGGTTGTAGCAATGGCTGCGCTCGGGAAAGATGGTGATAGACCAACCGCGGAAGAAGCAGATAATGTTCGCAAGATGCATGAATCTCTTGCCGGGTTCTCCGACGCTCAGCGCCACCTGAAAGAACTCAGAAGCGCGGAAAGCGAGTGCATTCGTACGGGTTCGCCCGCGTTCCAAGCCAAGGTCAGGGAATCTGGCGCTGCTCTTAAGACGGATGTTGAAATGATTCCTGAGTAATCTCAGCTCAGGAAGGTTGAAGGAACTGGGGCTGCCTCATCTGGCGGCCCTTTATTTTTTGGAGAATGCGCGTCGTGGCTACCAGCCTGCGAGAGTTGATCGTGTCCGTTTCAGCGGACACCACGAAATACCAGCGGGAGATGGACCGTGCGTCCCGCATGGGCGCGCAGTACTTCCGTTCGGTGCGCGAAGGTGGTGCTGACGCCAACCGGGCGTGGAATGCCCAAACTGCTGCAGCCCGGACGCATGCCACGGCAATCGAGGCGAGTTCCCAGGCAATCGGGCGATATGCGGCGGTGGCGGCCGCTGCCTTCAGTGTGGGTACGCTGGTTGGGATGGCCGACGACTGGGGGCAGATCAGTGCCCGCATCAAACTGGCTACGCAGACGCAGGACGAGTTCACGCTGGCCCAGAGCCGACTGATGGAGATCGCCAACCGCACCTATCGTGATTACACCGAGGCTGCGGATCAGTTTGCTGGAACCGCACAATCCATGCGTGAGATGGGTTTCGCTGCTTCGGAGACTCTCGATGCGGCGGAAGTGCTCGGGCTGGCACTGGTTGCCGGCGGCAGCAATGCCAAGCGCGGCGCATCGGCGAATGATGCTTGGGCCAAGTCGATGGTGCAGGGGAGGATCGCCACCGACCAGTTTCAGACGCTGCTTCTCCAAACGCCGCGTGTGGTGCAGGCGCTTGGCGAAGGCCTTGGTAAGACCACTGCCGAGCTTCAGGCAATGGCCCAAGAGGGGAAGCTGACTGCCCAAGTGGTAGTTCCTGCGATCACGTCCCAGATAGGCAAGCTCCGCGACGAAGTGGAGGCTATGCCGACGACGGTGCAGGACGCCGGTACGCGCTTTCGGAACGAACTGCGCGCATGGGTAGGAGGTCAGAACGAAGCCTTTGGCGCTACTCAGGTCCTGGTCGGCGGTATTGAGGCGGTCACGGAAAACCTCAATGGGTTGATCACCATCGGCGGCGGAGCTGCTCTTGGCGCCATGGCTGGCAAGATGATTCTGATGGCGACCTCAACAGCGCAGGCCGCCCTCTCTTTCGTTCAGTCGCGCACCGCAGCCATTGCAGAGGCGGTTGCTGTCCGGGACGCCACCCTCCAGGCGCAGCTCAAGGCGCAGGCGGATGTGCGCCGGGCTCAGGCCGCAATGGTGGCAACTCGCGGCACCACGGATAGCGCGCGCCAGTCTCGCAATCTCGCAGCCGCCTTGCTTGCAGAGCGGCAGGCAACGCTTGCAGCGGCCCAGGCGCAGACGGCATATGGGCGCGCCACCAATCTGACGGCCACGGCCGGCAGGGCTGCGCTGGGCTTTCTCGGTGGACCGGCCGGACTAGCCATTACCGTTGGACTTGCAGCGGCCGGTTGGCTTGCTTTCAGCGACAACACCGATTCGGCTTCACAGGCTCTCGATAACTGGTCGGGTTCTGCGGACGAGGCCATTGCCAAGTTCCGGGAGCTGAATAAGGAGCAGCAGGCTGGCGCGATTCTGCGGTTGGAAGAAGAGATCGGAAAGAGTGCAGAGTCTATCCGTGAGTCTCTCGACTCGATGTTCGGCACGGCGAATCAAGAGATAGGCAGCAATTTCGCAGGACCTTATCGCGAAGCCATCTTGGGGCTGCAAAAGGATTTCGACGGCGGCCGCTTGTCGGCTGACCAGTTCTCCGCGCGTCTGGCTGATCTAAACACAGAATTGCTTGATGGGAAGCCTGCTGGCGACCGGCTGCGCGAGACCTACATCAAGTTCACAGACACCATCGCCACGGCTGCGCGTGAAACGGAGCGAAAGCGCAGCATCCTCGGATCATTCAATAGCACCAATGCCGAAGCCCAAACACAGGCCAATGCATCGGCCGGTGCAATCCGGCAGCAGGCGGGTGCGCTGGATGGGCTCGGAGTCGCGGCGGACGCGGCCGGCAAGAAGATTCAGTCGGCATTGAGCAGCCTTCCGGGACAGATCGAACGGATTGGCAAGAGTGCCACGCAGGTCGCCACTCTCGATGTTCGCGATTGGGTGTCGGGCGCGGGCACGCCTACGGACATGACAGCGCGCTTGGCGCAGGGCATGGAGTACGTGCGCCTGATCGACGAGCAAGAGAAGGCGCAGAAGCGGTACGCGGACGCGACGAAGGCGGTGAGCGCCGCCACGGGCGAGGCGAAGCGAAAGGCGGAAGAGGCACGGCGCGAGGCGGAACGGCAGATCGAAACCTACAACGATCTGGTGGCCGCCCAGGAGCGGCAGATTGCTTTGTTCGGGAGCACTTCTAACGCAGCTGAGGTTGCCTACGACTCCATGCACGGCGCATTGGCCAAGTACTCCGATGCTCAGAAAGAGGTGATTGCTGAGAACGCCAAGTGGCTCGACTGGCTTGACGAGATGGCGGATATCCAGAGGGTCTGGGACGACGCCGCTAAGGCTCAGGAGGAGTACGGCAAGAAGGCCAGCACTCAGTTCGATGCGTTGACCGCTACAGCCGACCAAGCTGCTCGCAACATTCAGAGCTACCTGGGCGACAGCATGTTCAACATCCTGGACGGCAAGTTCACCGATATCGGTGACAGCTTCGAGCAGATGATCAAGCGAATGCTTTCTGAGCTGGCTGCGTCGCAGCTCCTGAGCGCGCTCGGCGGTGCGATGTCGAGCTACGGCGGTGCCGGCGGCTTCGGAAACTTCATCCGTGGCGTCGGCGGATCTATCACTAAAGGCGCGGGTAAGGCGGCCGGCGGCCTCGCACAGCCGCGCACGATGATGCCGGTTGCCGAGCATGGCCCGGAGCTGCTGCAGGTTGGTGGTCAGACCATGCTGATGATGGGAGCCCAGCGCGGCCTAGTCTCGCCCTTGATGCAGAAACAGGGCAGTGGCGGTGCGGCGATTGGTTCGGCGCTTCAGGTAGTGATCAACAACAACGGTGATTCCCGGGTGAGCGCCAGGCAGGAGCAGGGCACTGGTCCGGATGGATTGGCGATGCGGAAGATTGTCATCGACATCATTGCCGATGACATTGCATCAGGCGGCAGGACGGGACAAGCCGGCAAGGGACGTTACGGCTGGCAGGAGGCGCTTTGATGGCTATTTTCCCGAACGACATCTGCATTCTGACCGGCAGTTACGGTGAGTCCTTCGACCCCAGCGTTGAGCGCACCGAGATGGAACGAGGCGTGCCGAAACATCGGCTGGTCAATACGCAGGTGTTGGCCAAGATCAAATGCTCTTTGCTGTTTAACAGCAGTGCCAACGTTGATGCCTTCGAAGTTTGGTACTTCCAGACGATTGGCAGGATTGGATGGTTCACGGTCGATCACCCCCGGACCAGCGCCCCCATCACCGCGCGCTTCGAGAACGGAGCGCTGGGCGAGTTGGCAGCCGTCAACAACAATCGTAAGCGTTGGCGACGTGAAGTAACCTTGGAGTACCTGCGATGACTACCTTCCTTGAACGCCGTCAGCGCGTCACCGATACATCCGGAACCTTGTTGTTCCTTGAGGTTTCGGCGCCCTCATTCGCCGAGACCTTGCGCATCGTCAACGACACCCGGGATTGGACGAGCAACGGACTCTTGTATATCGGCGTGCCTTTCGGCTTCAAGCTGCCCGACGACGTCGCCGGACAGACGCCCCGGGCGGTGCTGACGCTCGAAAACGTTGGGCGCGGAATCACGGACGACCTGGAGACGCTGGGGCCGCAGGACGTAGTCACCGCCAAGCTGAAGATCAGCGACCGCGCAGATCCCAATGTGATCGAGCGGGTGTACATCCTGCCAATGACGCAGGTGTCGGTGAATACCAAAACGGCTACCGCCCAATGCGGCTACGACTCGCTCATGCGCCAGCAGGCCGTGCGCCTGCGCTACAACCCGTTCACAGCACCGGGGGCGTTCTGATGCGCTTGGCCGATGTCGAGCGATTCACGCTCATTCCCTACGACGAGCAAACCTTCGACTGTGCCGATCTGGTCGCGCTGGTTCAGCGGGAGCTGTTCGGGCGGGAGATCCAGATGCCCGGCCGCCGCCCACGCGGTGCTGAGGGGCAAGCCGCCATTGGCGAGTTGTCGAGGCCATACGCCCGACGAACGGAATCGCCCCAGGACGGGGATCTTGTCCTGATGATCGAACACGGACACAAACGCCCCGGCCATGCCGGGGTTTTCTTTTATTTGGCCCACGAAGCGTGGGTCTTGCACGCGAACGAGAAGACCGGTTGCAGCATCCTGCACCGCGTCCGCGAGCTGCCCGACTTCGGGCTCAGGATTGAGGGCTACTACAGATGGGTCTGATGGAACTGCCGCGCACCGAGCCTGGGCAGCTGATCGTCACGCCGCACCCAATGCTGCTGGACGGCCAGCGCAACGCAGTGTGGGAGGCGCGGCCGGGCGAGAGCTTGTACGGCCTGCTGATGCGCAACGTGCCGGAGCTGGATGGCCAGCCGTGGGCCGTGTCTATCGGGGGCGTACCTGTTGAGCGTCACCTGTGGCACTGCGTGCACCCCAAGCAGGGCCAGGTGATCGAGGTCCGGGGCGGTGTGGGCAAATCCGCGTTGATGGTCGTGGCGATGATCGCGCTGACCTACTTCACGTTTGGCATCGGCACCGCTGGCGGCTTTGTGATGGCCGCAACGGGCGGCGCACTCACCGGTACGGTCCTGGCCGGCGCGGTGTTCATGGCCGGCTCCATGTTGATCAACAAGGTCCTGGCGCCGAAGCAGGCTAAAGCAGGCAACCAGCAGCAGGACTCCGTCTACTCGATCTCCGGTGCGCGCAATCAGCTACGTCCCTATGAGCCGTTGCCGCTGCTGTTTGGCCGAGTGCGGATCACTCCAGACCTGTTGAGCAAGCCCTATGCGTGGTACGAGGGCAACGACCAGTACCTCGGCCTATTGCTGTGCGCGGGCGTCAACGTCGGTCGTGTCGAGGCCTTCTACAACGGCGACACCGTCCTGTCGAACTACGAAGGGGTGCAGGTCTATCACGCCGGCTACAGCCAGATGCCGGACCAGAGCATCCCGCTCTACAGCAACGCCGACACGGTTGATGGCGCGGAACTAGAAAAGAACGGCACGTGGGTTGAGCGCACCACGAGCGCCGACACCGTGCGCATCCAGATCAACCTTGAATACATGCTCGGCGGCATGGGCGGTGGTGGCAAGGGGTACGACGTCCACGAGACCATCGTGGCCCAGTACCGGGCCGTGGGCACCACGTCGTGGTTGCCGCTGGTCAGCCAGCGCTTCAAGTCCAAGAAGATGGACGCCAAGCGCGCCACGATGTCGCGCGATGTCGCGCGTGGGCAGTACGAAGTCCGCGTGCACATGACGGGAGAGGGCAACTACAGCGGCGGCAACACCCACTACAACGACTTCCAGTGGACGACGCTCACCAGCGTGCAGGCCGACGACGCCGACTACACGGGTCTGTCGCGCACCGGCGTTCGGATCAAAGCGACCGGCCAGCTCAATGGATCGCCGGATGAACTGCGTGCGGTCGGCTATGCAGACCCGATTCCGGTGTGGAGCGGCACCTCCTGGGTAGCCGGGGAGAGCAGCAACCCCGGTGCCCAGATCCTTGCGTATGCACGCGGCATCCGGCGGGGAGGGCGGCTGCTCGGCGGCATGGCCTTGTCGGATGAGCAGATCGATATCGAGTCACTGAAGGCATTTACGCTGCACTGCGCTACCAACGGCTACGCCTACGACTACTACATCAAAGACGCCCGTAACCACGAGCAGGTGCTGTCGACGATTGCGCTGGCGGGCTTTGGGCAGATCACGTGGGCCGGTGGGCGCCTGGGTGTCGTATGGGCCGCACAGGAGCAGCCGCTGTCGGGCGTCGTCAACATGGCGACGATCAAGAAGGGGCAGTTCCAGGTGGACTACAACCTGTCGAGCGCCGCAGACGGGATCGAGTACACCTACCTCGACGCTGCCACGTGGGAAACCAAGCCGCTGCGTGTTCCGGCACCGGGCATCACCACCATGCTCAACCCGGCGCAGGTAGCGGGCGAGGGCGTGACGAGCGAGGCGCATGCCGCCTGCTTGGCCCGGTGGCATCTGGCCCAGTCCCTGTATCAGTACAAGGACATCGGCTACAGCACCGACATTGAGCACATGTCTTACCAGCGCCTGTCGCTGCTGGCCATGCAGCACGACATGACGCAATGGGGCTTTGGCGGCCGGGTCGCAGCTGCCATCAATGCGTCCGGCACGGTGACGCTGACCCTCGACGAGCCGGTACCAGCGCCAGCGTCGGGCAACGCCTACATCGGGCTGCGCATTCCCGGTGAGCGAGTCTATCGCGTGATGGGCGTACGGCCGTTCATCGGTGAATCGAATACGGTGGAGTTGCTCGACCCGTGGCCTGCCGATGCCGCTATGCCGGGTGGCACAGCGGACAACCCAGCTCATGACACGCTGTGGGTCTACGACTTCAAGCAGACCCCCGGCAAGCGAGTGCGCGTTGTCAGCATTGAGCCGGAGTCCGACCTGAAGGGCGCCGCTGTTCGCGTGGTGGAAGAAGGTCCTGAGTTCTGGAACTACGTCCTGACCGGTGAGTACATCCCGCCGCCCAACGAATCGTTGTTGCAGACACGGCCAATTGCCTCCAACCTGCGTATCACCGAGCAGCAGGTGGTGCAGGGCGACACGGTTTTCACCGAGCTGACGGCGACATTCGATATCACCGGGCCGGTGGGCAACATTCTTGTGCTTGCTGCTGGGCAGGACCAGGAGCTGCTAGAGGTCGCGCAGACCCAGACGCGAACGGCCACTTGGCGCATTCCCCAGGCGGATCTGTACAGCATCGTGGTGCGCCCGTTCTCGCCCGATGGAGTCGCTGGCGTTGCTGTCTCGACCAGTTACGCCACCGACGGCGCTGATGTGCCGCCCGTACTGGTGGATCTGTTCGACGTGCAGGAACGCAGTGGCGGCGTGCGGCAGTACACCTGGGGTTGGATGGCCGACACGATGCGCTCGGCGGACTTCGCGGGCGTCGAGATCCGATACATCGCGGGCAACATGGCAGTGCCGGTCTGGGATGACATGACACCTGTGGGCGACACGGGCTATCACACCGCAGCCTTTGAAGCCGTCGTTCCCGAGTCTGGCCAGTGGACGTTCGCATGCCGCTCGCGCAACACGTCCGGGGCGCTTTCAGCCAACTCGCGCGTCGTCACGGTCACTTTGTCCGCCAATCTCGGTGAGCAGATAGGAGGTATTGGTCAGGATTTGGCGACGCTAACTTCGCAGCAGGTGGCCCAGCAGTTGGAGCTGGATACGGAACGATTTGACCGATTGCAGGGGGATCTGGAGACGGCGGCGGCTGCAGGAGCTGATGCCACCGCAAAGGCAAATGCAGCGCGGGACGCTGCGATAGCACGCGTTGATGCGCTTGCAGGGGAAATCGGCGAGATCGTCAACGCGCCAGAGTGGCAATCGACGGAGACGTATATCGCGGGATGGCTTGTGCGCGAGTCCGGCGAACTGTACCGCGCCAAGGTCGAGACCACCGGGCAGCAGCCCAGTACGACCCCTGCTGCATGGGAGCATATTGGGCAGTTCGCATCGGCTGCAGAAGCGGCAGCAGCAGCGCTGGAAATGGCAACGACGAATGCCAGCAACCTCGCTGCTGAGACGCTGAAGATTACTAGCATGCAGGCCCGCATGCCGGTAGGGAATGGAGCGCTGGAAACCAAGGCGCGCGTTGATCAAGTTGATCAGGCGCGGGCCGAAGGCGATAGTGCACTTGCACAGTCGATAAATACTGTTAGTACCGCTACTAACAATGCGCAATCTACGGCGTCCAGCGCGCTTACTGCTGCTGGCAACGCGGCGTCAGCGGCAAGCATCGCAAAGACAACTGCGGATAACGCGCAAACAACGGCAACTGCTGCCCTTAATGCATCCAGTACCAACGCGACAGCCATTCAAAGCGTGCGGTTAGCTCCCGGTGGTGGTGTCAACCTGTTGCCGGCATCAGCGTTGTCCACGCCGCAGAACTGGGTCCTGCTGAACAACACAACTGGTGGTAGTGTTGATATTCAGCGCATCAAGGGTGGGTCGTGGGTGCCCGCGAACAAGTGGGCGTTTCAAGCTGTGCTACCCGGACCATCGGGCGCAATGATTTACGCTTCCCCTGAGTTTGATGTAACGCCAGGAAAGCGGTATCTGGGTTCGGCATATCTCGCCGATCAACAAGCGTCGTCTGCGGTGTATCTAGTGTTCTACAACGCAGCGGGCGTCTACGTTGGTGAATCCCCATCGTCCGTTGTCGCCCGCAAAGATGGTGGCGACTCGCTTGCAAGCTATGACCGCGTTGCGAGTGTTGGCGTTGCCCCAGCTACTGCGCGAAAGGCTCGGTTGGCTTGGATTGTGCAGGGTACGTCGAATCCACCTTATGCATGGCATACGCAGCCGATGGTGGAGGAAGCAACGGAGCTGCAAACTCAGCCGTCCGCATGGAACGAATCTGCTGTAGGTTTAGCGTCAGCAACGCAGGAACTAGCCGTTGGAATCGATAGCGTTGACGGTCGCCTTAAAGCGAAGATTACCAACGCTCTTGACGTTAACGGAAACATCAGCGGTACGGTAAGTGAAAACGACGGAACACGTAGCAGCTTTAGTATCTTGGCGTCCATCTTCCGCGTGATCACCAATGCAAGTACCGGGCTGGAGTGGCAGAACGGCTACCTGCGTGCGTATAGCTCAGCTATCCAGTTGGTGCTTGGTATCAACTTCGGCTCGGCAAACAACCTGTGCTTCTGGTATGGGCCAAACGTCGGTGCGACCAACTGCACTAAGTCGAACGGAACCATTTGGTTCGATAACACAGGTAGCGCGTACTTTGGCGGCTCGCTGTCGGCGGGCACCAAGAAGAATGCGGTTCAGACGACGACCACGATTACCGTGGGAACTGAGCTGGTCAATGGCCCCTTCAATACCAACGGTGGCACCCGCGCAGTAACGATTAGCTTCAGTCGTCAGATGGCCTATGTGAGCAATGCGTCGGGTGGTGGTGGATTTTCGGCAGGCAGCGGCAGCAATACGGCGGTCGTGCAGGTATACCGGAAGATTGGCTCGGCCGCCGAAAGCCTCTGGCAGACGCTGAACGTAGGTGGGACGGTGGATATCGCCAATGAACCTGACGCGCCAGATAGAGCGACGGCCACGTGGGGCGGGGCGACGACGGTGAACGACATCTCTGCCGCGTCCGACTTGGTGACCTACCGTGCAGTCGTCACGGGCTACTCCGCGCAGTCGGTCACCCACCCCGGGACGATCAACAGCATCACTGCAACGCAGAACCTCTCGATCATCTCGGTGGAGAACTAACATGGAATTTGAGATGCACGTAAGTGAGGCCGGTGACATCGAGCGGGTTTACGACGACCAGAACCGCGACGTGCTGATTGGTCGGCGGCTCGAGGTGTTCTTCGAGCCGAGCGGCGACGGCACGCCGAGCCTCAACGGAAAGCTGATCTGGCACACGGAATGGGAGCATCGAATGGGCGATGTCCTTCGCGGTACCTCGCTCGGCCCGCGTATCGAGCGCACCATCGTGCAGGTCGCGGCAGGGGAGTTCGGCGGGGTAGCGGGATTGGATGTCATTGCTATGGTGAAAGCGGCCTACGTGACTCACGCATCGGAGGCATTCGGCATTGGGACGGCTCCGCAGGACGCGCTCCCTGTAGATGATGGCAGTAACGGTTAAACGAACCCCTGCAGGCTGCCTTCAGGCGCGACTCCGAGCTTCACAAGCCACGTTGCAACCATTTCGATGATCGCGGTCTCGTCTTCCGGGTACTGATCAATCAGGCGATCTTCGACCTCATCGCAGGTTTCCCAGAAGGTCTCAGCCTCTCCGTGCTGCAGCAGAGCGTGGCTGATCTCGTTGAAGGCCAGCTCATAGTCGGCCCTTTGCTGATCACTGATCGTCAACCTCCGGCTCAACCATGCCTGCATCCCGGATGATCTTCTCCACGCGCTTGTGAAAGTAGATCCAGTCGGCCGGGGCCACGTACTGCTCGATAACCTCAGCTTCCCCTGCGACCTCCTCGGCCTGCTCACTTTCGGGGCTGGACTTGGCGATCACGGCCGCCCGGGCCTTGAGGTCGTCCAGGCGGTCGTTCAGCTCGTCGCGGGTCAATTTGGCGTCCATGGACAAATCCTAAATCTGGTGGGCGTTATGCTCCGGTCAAACGGAGGTGACGCGTGTGCTATTCAGCTCAGATCGAAGCCGACTACAAGAAGTTCGTCCGCGAATTCGGCGCCGTGGTGGACTTGGAGTTGTTCGCCCAGCTTTGGCTGCGCGACAACAACAAGACCCGGCGGCCGAAGACGCCCAGGGCGCTGGATCTGTCGTTCCTGCGCCCCGGGGACTCAAGCGTGGCCGCCATTGCCGCCGAGATTCGGGAATGGGACAACGAGGAAGTCGCACAGCTTGAGTTTGAGCTGACCAAACAGACCGACCGCCTGGCCACCGCCGAGCTGAAGCTGGCCACCAAACCTACCAAGACCGCCGCGAACGAGCAGCGGATCTCCGGCAATAAGATCGAGCAGATCAAGCGCAAGATCGCCGACCTGAAGCGCGCAAACCTTGAGGCCAGAGATTCCCGCATGTTCCCCGGTTACTACTGCCCCGTGCTGGTCAGCGAGAGCGGCAAGCTGGTCCTGAAGCCGATGCGTTACCAATGCCGTCCGGCTGGGAAGCCAGCGTTCTACGACGAGAAGTACCCGGGCACCTACAAC